GTTCTCTTCAACAGTGTCTATCTTCCCGGACGCATTCCACGGGGCTAAGAACAAGTCTCCCTTGATACTAAACACGACGTTCGCCGCGGAAACAGTGAGAAGCTGGATGAGACCAGGGTCGCAACCGGCAGCCTTCGCTATGGCGTATTTCGCGAGGGAGACGTAGTACAGCGCCTTGGAGGTGTACGACTTATCCACCTTCTTCCCGTCAGCATCGTAAATGACATCGAGAGCTGGGTTCACCGACGCAAGATGGGCAACTACGTCATTACATCCGCTGCCAGTCATGTTGACGCCGACGAAGCTCTCGAAAAAGGAAGGATACGCTCGCATCGCCAGGATGTACGGGACAAACTCCCCTTTAAGCCTCGTGTTCATCGGCTCGGGAAGATTGGTAAAGACCCGAGGGATCTTCCCTACCTTGAGACCCTCATCCTTCAAGGACGCATCCCCGATAATCAAAGGCACATTTCCCCTCCCGAGAATTGCGCCTATCTCATCATCCATTCGAATTGTCTCTGGCGACCTGAGGGAGCCCTCCACTGGATCCAGAATTATATGGTGGAACTTCTTCTCACGGAAGGGAGGTCCAACCGACGTTCGAAGGTTGACACTTTTGACTGCCGTTCCTGCGATCCCGCTCAACGACTGCTCTGGGGACAAGGGACAGAACCCACTAAAGTCGATCTCCTCAACACCGCTCAAGTAATCGGCCAACGATACCCAAAACAGCTTAGAGTCCTCTTGTGCGCGGTTCCCAGCTGAGAATGCCTCCACGTATGGCGACCACCACTGCCCGTCACGCATATAGCCTCCGAACTTCGGGAACGTCCAATAGTCTCGCTCGCCACACCACTCAGTCGTGAGGTCGAGAAAGTCGTCCTTAGCAATGCTCCACTGCAGCGACGTCTTATTGGATGCACCGGCACCAGGCGGGTAAAGCTCTCCGATCGGATACACAACTGCTCCCTGAGAGAGAGCTGCCCAGACTTCACTCTTATGTGGGTAGGGATTAACACCAGGAACCCCTTGCTTCACAAGCGACGTCTTGACCATCTCAGTATCAGTCACAACAGAAGCAATCTTAGAGGCAGTTTGCTGAAGGACGTGCTGATCCACAATTGCCGCAAACGCATTCGATCCTAGCTCTGTTCCTGCCCAGTGCATAGCGACTGCAGACCACCTTCCATTGTGGCACGCTATCATAATAGTACCGCAATCCCCAACACGAGATGCCCACACCGACCTGAGGTTACGCCGAACCACTCTGTCTGTACTAGGAATCTGAGCCATCTCATTCTTGGGAATCACCGCCTTCAGACCGTCTGCACCTACAGCCTCGACTGCATCGAATTGACTAATCTGCGCATCCTGGCAGTACCAGAACTTCTTCCCTGCTCCGACGTGCGTACCTAGGAACCCCACTCGGAGGAGACAAAGGTCTGGGTTCCCACCGTAAAACTGCGCGTCGTAGCCGATCTGAAATCGGATCTTCACAGGCTCAACAGAAGGGATCGCAATTGTGGCAATTCCCTCTTCTTTGAACCCATTCCCACTGACTTCGAACACAGCATGAGTCGGGCACAACACAAGCCCAGGTCCCACCACAAGACCGCCGGTCACTAGGGGGCCGCTCACCGTGACAAACGAAGCGCGGATAGACGCAACCAGCTCCTCTTTTGTGAAGGTTACATGACCCAATCCGGGAAGCGCAACCCTCTGGGTCTGGTCGACACGTACCCAATCACGGATATCTCCACCACCATTCATGTTACGTCCTTGAAAGTGGGAGACGCCGGTCTTGAAGAGATAGATCCCGACTCCAATCGCAGCTCCAACCGCCGCTATAGACGCAAAGAACGCCGCTGAGTACTGAGCGAGCACTAGACGTGTCATCCTCACCGCACTATCCCTCATCTCATACAACAGCTCCCTCGGGTATCGCAATATTCGGTCGCGAAGATAGCGGAAATACGCTGTAGCCTGATGGCAAACAGCAATATCCCGGTATCCCTGCAGGACAGGACACCCACACGCGCGATCGGCGGATAAGTAGCACGTCGGACAGAAGGCCGCAGCACCGGCAACGCTACGAATGCGCTCCACCTCATGCTGGATGTGCAACTTATACTCAGACGTGAGCAAGGCCGTAAACGCGCTGAGAGACATCGTAACGGGGGGCCCATACGGGAGCGTGTTTCTATCATCTTTGGAGATCTTTGTCGCGTCGAACTTGGAGACCTGCAACTCATAGATCTCATGAACCTCAGCGTTCCGGACCTTGTTAGCATCCATGAGCCTCTCCATGGCGGGGGCCTGCGGGTTCAGGGAGAACTCTGCCTTGGCCGCGACCTGCACCTTATAGAGAAACCGACGCCAAAAAGCGTTGGGGTCAGTCAACTGCGACGTCACCTTCTCAGTGGTGTAGTTGGACAAAAACTGAACGTACTGGGGGTAGGCAAACACCTTCGACTTCTGGTTGATGTCGGCTTTCTCAACAGGGAAGGGAGCATTATTAATGAGAGAAATCATCTCCTCAAAAATAGTCTTTTGTGCGGCAGAAGGAGGCGCCACACTCTGATCCTGGTCGTCGACTGTGATGAACCGGTGAGAATGATCAAGGCCGTCCTGAAAGTTGACCTTTGTCTGCCACATATAGCTCTTCAGAGGGTCGCTATCCGTGGCGCGCGCAAGAACATGTATGAGAGATTGCGCCAGATTGGACTTCCCTCCTCCAACAACCCCGTGCATATACACCGCAAATGGCCTCACTCTCAGTCCTGATCCGAGCTCGGTTGACCGAATGCCGTCGACAAACGCCTCAAACTTCCGCACAGTGCCTAAGAGCTCTTGGTGAATTGGTCCCGAAGATCGAAAGTACTCAACGAGGGAGAGTCCAAGGCGATAATGATCCCCACAGAGAACAATAAAGTCCCTGATCGGGATTGGCGACGCAAACTCATCAGAAATGAGACCTCGGCGTCTAAGATCGGCGAGACGAGTACAATCTTCCACAGACGCATCCTCATTACAGGTGAGAACCGTGTAATACGAGATATACGTGGAACAAGTCTCGATATACTTGATCGGATCATATCTCTTACCCCACAGTGGGCCCCAACTCCGCGTCTTGATACACGTCGTGATCCTGCCTAGTACCTCGAGAACACCACCTAGGATAGACTTCGCAATCGTGGTCCCCGTCTCCTTGAGCATGCTGAAGCGAACAGCTCCCACAAGGTCTCGAAGCGGAGCGGTGAAGAAGTCGCGCATCGATCCTCCAAGCTCAGAGACCACAGTAAGTGCACCACACTCTACGACGAGTGACCATAAGGGGAGGAAAATTCGTGAGTACAGCACCTCAGAGACGGTGGTCCTAGCGAACGAGAAAGTACCCTCACCCTGGAGGGACGGGGTCTCACGAAGCTGGTCTATCAGCACCTGCAACTTCTCCCACAAATAATCATTGCCGGACACAAACTGCATAACCGCGGCTAGCAAGGACTGCCAACTATCTGCAGCGAAGGCAGCGGCAAGAAAACTAACGATCTGTGCGATGACTCGGGAGTGAGATGACACGGCCTGGGTTCCGGTAGCGACCAGCGCCTCCTTGAGTGCAGAAATCGCCTCCCCAATCGACCCCATATCGACAGAATGCGTCATGTCAACCTTGATCCCAACTCCCTCGTGATTCACATTGACAGAGGGAG